GTTCATCTCGGCACGTTCAACGTCCAGCTGGTAGGTCTCGTAAGTGACGGTCTTGCCGATGTTCGGTTGGGCCTTGATCCACATGTGCGGATCGGCTACTTCCTTGACATCGTCCAACTTGTAGTACCAGATCGACACGTGTGGATTGTTGTACTCACCTTTCAAGATGGACATTAATTCCATTTTGATTGTGTCGCCGACACTGTTGCGTACCGTTCCCTCCGAGCTGATGGCAAGCAGCAGACCGTCGTCGAACTTGGACGTTGCCTGCTCCAAGGTGCCTATGACGTCCTCCCTGATGTCCCCGGAAAGCCATTCGTCAACAGATGCGATCTTGCATCGGAGACCCTGGAGCGCGTCGATGGACATGGGACGGACTTCCAGCTTGGAATCGGTCAGGAAGTTTTGTATGCCCTTCTTCGTCGCTGCTAACTTCTGCCTCCCGGCGATGCTGCCGGATGTGTTGTGCACCGACCCTTCCGTCAACCACTTGAAGAGCGGCCCCCTTGATCGTACAATGGCAGTCTTCAGCGGTGCTAGGACCTCTTCCGCCTGCCTCATGGTCGGGGCGACGGTAACCTGGTCCGTGGTAGAAGTGTCGATGTTCAGGAAGTACGCCTGTATGGTGGTCACGTACATGGACTTCGCCCCACCTCTGGCGAGGATGATGACCTGTTTCGTCGTTAAACGCTTCTTGATGCGCTTCCTGACGTAGTGACCGCCATGATTGCCTGGAGCAGGTTGATAAACCGAACGTTCCACGAAATAGTACCATCCGAACAGTTGCTCAGCCCAGAGCTTGAACGTGTCTAGGAGATGAAGATCCCCTCCGTCTGTGAGCGTGAGCTCATTCTCGCAGTAGGCTATGTAACCGTTGATGGCATCCTCATCATAGTACACACCAGGATTGGCGATGAGTGCGTCTATGCGGTTCATCTCCATGGCGATTTCCTTGTTGATCGGAATCTCGCCTCTCAAAACCTGCTCCCGGAACCGACCATAATACTTAGGCACAGCTGTGTTTGAAAGTCCTATGGTCGGTCACCTCCCTTAAAGTCTAATATTTATTCGAGTAGCTTTATTCACTAATCCGTAATCTTCAAGCATTTTGACACCGGCTTTTGTGTCCTCTATTCCGATATCTTTAACAGCAGCTTCTTTGTATTTCTGAGCGTATTCAGCCCCGATTTCCCGTGTTCGAGCATAATGATCTAAATCAGCTTTCTCATAAGCAGCTTCTGCTTTTTCTAAACTGATTCCAGCTTTACGGGCTGCCTCTTTTTCTTTCAAGTAACGTTGCTCTACTTGTTTACGCATTTCTGTCGATGCCGAAGGATCTTGCTGAAGTCTAGTAAGATGATCTTTTGTAGCTTTGGCTTTACCAATAGTTGCTTCATATTTATAGATTTTCTTCTCGGCACTATCACGTTGCTGATTCAGTTCTTTCAAGCGGGGGTCGTTTTCTAAAGCCTTACGATGATTCTTCGCTACACGTGTCATATTCTTACCAGTAGACATCCGAGTCCCAGAACGTTTACGTTCTGCACGTTTAGCTGAGATGATGGCTTTCTTAGCTTGCCGCTTAGACATAGGATGTCCAAGCTGTTCCGGAGTACGTCTAACACCCCATTTCATGCCTTTGATACCGTGATGTTCTAATGTTTCATCCATTAGATCTCTCTCTCTCTGCTTTTTCGGGAGCAGAATCTAATCCTTTAGTTTTTCTACACGTCTTTGACCCAAGCCAAAGTGGCAGCACCATCAGCAATAGTAACCTTAAGTGTGTAAGTGCCATCCTCAGAAGGATTGGCCGGAAGCTCCACGGCTGCTTCGATGTCCTCGCCGAGGTCCTCGATGGCCTCGCTGATGGTCTCGGCCTGCTCGTGGGTGATCTTGTTGAGTTCGTCAACGATGGTCTGCATTGTTCACAGTCCTTTCTACGTTAATCCATTTTGATTCCGGGGAAGTCTTTCCCCTTTACGTTGCGGCCGACGACCGGTTGCCCGGTCTTGGTGTTGATAGCCTTTGCGACGGCGTAAGTCGCAACTGTCGAGACTGCTGCGGTACCGACTGTGGCGGCCACGTTGGCCATGAATCTGCGACCCTCGGACATCAGCGTGGAGTTGACCTCCTTCTGAAGATCCTGGTAACGCTTCTCCTTGGCAAGCCGGTTGATCCTACGGTCAAGTTCCTTATCGGTCAGCTGATAACCCCTCTTGGTATAGACCTGTCTCTTTCGAGAACCTTTAGGGGACTCGTACACGGACTGACGTGAGGATCTGGACGACGGACGGTGACCGAGTTGCTCCGGAGTCCGGCGCACACCCCACTTCATTCCCTTGATACCGTGGTGCTTCATCGCCCCCATCTCGTCGACAGCGGTGAAGTTAACCTTGTACCCCAGCATTTCCAGTCTCCTTAAGTTCGTTAAGAAAGGTCTGCGCTTGCTGAGCCGCCTGCGTGATGTTGTTGTTCTTCCACCACGACCAGATGAAGGTCACCAACGCGATTGCAGCGCCAACCGCCGTGATGATGATATCAGCATCGGCGCTGATTCCGGCCATGGTCAGGAACATCACGACAACGGGAACCACACCGCGCACAATCGCGATGATTGCTTCCTTCTTGTTGTACTCATTCATGGTGTCCTCTTTCTACTAGATGGTTCTCAAGTTTGTTGTACGCCTTTTCGAGCTTCTCTATGTTGTTGCCATTAAGCGCATGGGACATGAGAGCAAGCAAGGCTCTGTGCGTAACACGAGAGCTTTCCTCAAGCTCCAACAAGATCTTGTTGCTTTTTTCTATTTCGATCTCTAGCTCGTCTACACGTTTCTCCAGAACATCGAGTCTTTCATTTTGATTCTTCTCCGGAGCCTCGACTCTTCCCTTGAGCACAAGTACCACGTTGATGATCGTGGAAACGCTTATGATGAGGGTGCAAATCGTCACTAGATTCTCTATCTGCTCCATTAGCCTCTATCCTCCTCTCCAGAATCGACGATGACGTTTAGCCTCCATTCCGCTTCCTCCGCTGCCTGTTCCAAAGAATTAAGCACGAAGGAGGACGTAGGAGGATCGAATAGCAACCGGACACGAAGGTACACCACGGTCTTCACCAGCTCTAGCTCTTCTGAGTCTTCGAGATAGTCCGACCACGTGCTAGTCGCGTCGATCGCCGGCAATGAATCCGGACCCACGCCAAGCGTGTGGAGCCTCACCAACTGGGAGTTGATGTGCATCAGCAACGTGGGATCGAAGGCGGTCACTTGTTGGGGTATTCCGAGAGGATCCTTGATGGAAGCAAGGATCGTGACTTCCCCTGCAGTAGACTCGTCTACGACGATGTTCTCTTCTGCGTCGCTCATTAATCCTCACCTCCATGGGCAAGTGTCGTTTGGTCTTCTTTCGACGAATTCGGATGGCATCAAAAGATGCTTGTCTCCGTAATGGATGGCCTTGTGCGTGTTCTCAGAAACCACGATTAGAAACTCTGGATCGAACACGAGGGGGGATTCGTTTTCAAGGTCTTCTATAGTCACCGGATTGAGATGGTGTACTATGACTCTGTCCTCTATCTCCCTATCAGGCATACCGAGATCGCAACCGCAGTCACGTATGATGACTGGATTGCGGGCAGATCGCCATTCTTGAGAAGTGTAGAACTCCTGATTCAACCATCTATGCCCCCCGAACGTCGCGGAACCGACGGTTCCTACTAACTTGCAGTATTCGTATCTTTCTTCGAAGGTCTTCAGTTGAGCAAGCTCCGAATATCTCCTAATCCTCTCCAGCATGACTAGCCCCGCTGTAAATTCCGAATGCGTCGATAGCTTGCTGAGTTAGCTCCTCTAAGTGAGCCATGGATTGGAGTGCGTCTGTCTTTGCAGCCATTAGTTGGCTTCGCATCTCCAAGTTCTCCTTCTCAAGTTGCTCTCTCGTGGAACCCATCTTGAGAAAATGAACAATCTCTTGGGAAGAAGCTTTGCCTTCGCGAATGCGTTTCTCGGCCGCGTCGTAAGCCAACGCTATCAATTGCTTCTCTCTGGCTTCTGGAGATGTGGCCGGCGCTCTTCGCCTCTTAGTTTCTGGTACCTTTTTAGCAGAACTCACCGGATCACACATCCTTTTCATGCTCTTCGAATATGGTTTTGGAGAGTTTCCAAGGAGATACCGTATACTTTATTATCCTCGTGAAAGGAGAAAAGCCGAGAAAATGCCCGAACGTACACGGTATCCCCTTGGAAAGTCTCCTGAAAAAATCGCTCCGGAAATATTTTAGAG